TTATGAATAATATATATATTTAACTGTTGGAGCTTATAGAAAGGATTATAACAGCCTATAGGATGCCGAAAGGATACAAGGCAGAAAAGCCAAAGTTAAATATAATAAACGCCGAGACATTACAAGAGCAGGCTGACAGCTTAATAACTCAGTATTGTAATAAATATAATATTGACATTTACGATTATTCAAAGCGATCAAATATCAAACATAACGAGGTTAATAACATATTGAGATTTATTTATATTAACCTCTTTAAACCTAAAACGGGTTTAATGAATAATCAGAAATCATTGTTAGACTATGACGATATGGAACAATTACAATCTGCTGTTGATGTATTTATTAATATCTGCATGATGTTTAATAAATCTTTAGGATTGTGGTCTTTTAGTATTTTTACAGGTATTGACGATAACACAATTGTTAGGTGGATGAGTGAAGAGGGGAAAAAGTCAAACCCTACACGATGGGAAATACTAAAAAACGTTAAAGAGTACAACAAGGCGGCATTAATCAGCAACTTAAAAGATTCACCTGTAGGAGCTTTAGCAGTTGCCAACAACGACATAGAAACGGGCTTACAATGGGCAACTAATCAAGCCATTGCAAGCGGCCAACAAGCCGTCTTTTTGATCCCGTCGGAGAGGCTGAACCGCTTAAGCATATCAGCCGCCGAAGCTGTACCGCTCCCGAGTTCGGAGGATGCCGAAAAGGTCCCGAGAGAGTGAGCAAAAAGGCTTGTGCAATATGACGAAGTGTAACAAGCCTACTTGATACAGGATCAGGAGTAATTTTGGCGGGTCTGGGGAAGTTTTCGAGCCAGATCTAAGCGGCGGGAATTGCCCCAGATGGGCGGCGGGCTACCCCATACGGGGTGTTGACATAGTTCGCAAAGGGCGGGGCGGTTTAATATCTCAAGCAAATAAAAATCAAAAAATCCAACACATAAAAAGGAGCTGTACTATGGATACACACGAAGAGTGGAGATATATAGATTTCACGAATAATAAATATTCAGTAAGTAGTGAAGGACGAATAAGGAATAATCGAACAGGTAATATACTGAAGCCGAGTATTCACAAGAGGGGTTATCTGAAAATCAACCTAGATGTTGACGGTAAGAGATATAGTAAGTCAATGCATAGATTGATAGCTCTAACGTTCATACCTAATCCTGAGAACAAAGCTGAAGTTAACCACATCAATGGTATTCACGATGATAACAGGGTAGTTAATCTTGAATGGGTAACGCCGGAAGAGAACATAAGGCATTCCGTTGAGAATCATCTTCGTGAAAAGGGGATGCTGCGGAAAAATATTACAGGCGAGTCATGGAAAACGACTAACAGATCTAATTACCTGAAAAACAGCGATAGAATAACAGAAAACGAATATAACAAGCTTATAAACATGGCTAATAATCAGGGAACAACCATTTATGGTCTATTTAAAAGCCTGTTAGACGAAAATAAGTCTCTTAAGCGTCAGATAAGTAATACTCAGCAGAATGATTTCCTTGTCAGGTGCCAAAAGCAAGAGATTAAGAGCTTATCGCAAAAGGTTGCGAGTATGCAACGAGAATTGGATGAGAAGCCAAAGCTAACGTACATCGGAACGAATAATCCTGAGTTCAATATTGGCAATAAAATGAATTATTTAAAGATTATTGGCTATGGAAAATCGCCCGATAATAGAACGAGACTCATTTGTCAATGTGATTGTGGGAATATACGAATGACTCATCAAACATTATGGCTTAATGGCATAGTTAAAAGCTGTGGGTGCAAGCATGATGAATTGTGCAGAAAGAAGGCTGAGTGATGAATAAAGATTACAACCTCAGAATAAGGCTTAACGATAAAATGTTTGCCTACTTAGCAGAACAAGCAGATAAAAAAAATGAAAGTTTAAGCAGCTATGTTCGTGATCTAATTGATAAAGACATTTTTGAAAAAAATTTAAATAAAAAATCCCCTATGGGAGAGAGAACTTATGGTAGCGATAATAATAATCCTAATGGCGTTATTGATCTTAGCCATAGGAGATGATGATTAATCTGGTGTTAAATCTTGCCAAAAGATTTTAAATAACAACCTTCTACTAAAGCAAGGCTTGTGACAGCTAAATGGAGCGTACCCGTTTGATGGTTTAGGGTAGCAGAGGTTCGAGTCCCTGGTCACGAATAAGATGTAAAGTCGATGCATCTTAACAACACCCCGAAGAGTCGGAGTTACCCCAAGAATGGCTTCGGCTCTTCAAAGTTAAGCACTCATAAGTCTCTCTAATACATATTTATCCCTGATAGGGCGGTTGCATTAAGTTGTGGCCGTCCTATTACCAAATAAGGAGCAGTAAATGACCATAGAATATGATCCTAACTCAACGGAATGTCATTTCGAGAACTGCATCTATTTTGATGCCGGAATATGTACAGACAGAGAATCAAGAGAATACTGCCTAGAGATAGCGTTAAAGACTCTATGTGCAGATAAAACGAAGGAAGAACAGAATGGCAATTAACTCTGAGTATAAACGTGCCATAGATATGACTATTGATAACCTGCGGAAAGAAGGCTTGCAGCTAGACTATTATCTGGATTTGCAGACCTGCTGTCAGTTAGGTTTTCTTTACGACACCGAAAATAAGGATTATTACAAGATTTACTCGGATTATGTCAAGGAAATAGCCTTGAAAGAGGTTGTCGATGACAAGGATCATGCCGATACTTGGAGAAACCTGTATTGGGAAATCGTAAAGCTTGAGTCCTTTTGGTTTTTCGAGTCATATCTAATTTACATGGAGCATAAACGCCCATATGAGAAGAGATTCTACGAACCAAGGGCGAAAACCCTAAAGACTGTCGTGGATGATCTTCAGGCACTAGAGTTTAGCAAAGACCAGAAGATGTATACACTTTCATTGCCGTCACGAGTAGGAAAGTCCTCTATAATGGTATTTTTCCTGTCATGGATATGCCTTAGGCACCCTGAATCTCATAATGCAATGGGTACACACTCAGGATTTCTTGCGGATCATTTCTATAAAGAGACTTTAGACCTATTTACTACACCTGAATATTGTTTCGAGGAACTATATTCATATTTTCAGCCGGGGAAGAAGTTTATCGAGGATAAATCTGCTGAAAAGATGACAATATCGTTTTTATCTTCGGGAGATTTCCCTACCTGCACATTCCGAGGTATAGACGGAACATGGACGGGTGCTGTCGATATATCATCAGACGGATATCTGTTAGTCGATGACCTTGTTAGAGACAGAACGCATTCACTTTCGCCTAAGAGAATGAATGACACCTTTAGCGAATACCTTAACAAAATGGTTGATCGTAAGAATGATGGCGCTAAAGAAATTATGATAGGAACATTGTGGAATGTCCTTGATCCGATTAAACGCCTTGAGGAAATGTATGGCAATGATGACCGATATGTTTTCAGGCGTATTCCTGCATTAAACGAAAACGGAGAAAGCAATTTTAACTACGATGTAAAAAGAATAGCATTTTCAACAGAATATTATCTTGATATGAAAGATAAACTGATAAAAGCCGGAAATGAAGCAGAATGGATGGCGAAATTTCAGCAAGCACCATATGTTCGTGAAGGAATCTTATTACCACTAGATCAATTAGGCTATTTCAACGGCGTTTTACCAATAGGTCATAAATTCAGGTTTACGGTTAACTGTGATGTGGCCTTTGGTGGTGGCGATAGCGTTTCGATGCCGATAGGCTTACATGATTTAACCGATGACCTGATATACATAGTCGATTGGTACTTTAACAGTAGCGGTGTAGGCATAACCGTCCCTGGTGTCGTGGATATGATTATAAAACACGGCATTAAGAACGTAACATTCGAGGCGAATGCCGGAGGACAGCTTTATGCATCCAAGGTTCAGGAAGAATTGAAGCAAAGAGGCTACTTGTGTAGCTGTGATTCGGTTCGTGCGCCGAATAATGCTTCAAAAGAGGATAAAATCAAGGCTTGTGAGGCCGTTATCCGTAAGAAGTTCAGATTTTTGGATGGAACTAAGCATAATGCCGATGAATTTGATGATGATACGGTTATTTATGAGAAATCGCCGGAATACGAAAGAGCATTAACAGAAATGTCAACATATGTAACCATAGGAAAAAATCTTCACGATGATGCTATTGATTCAATCTCTCAGATAGCCGAGAGAGTGTTCGATACAATGCAGAGAAGAACAGTAATTATGGAATGTCCGTTTTAGGAGGGTGAGCATGACAGCAAAACAGTATTTACAGGATTATAGAAGATTAGAAGGCAAGTATAAGGCTTCTGTTGAGGAATATAAGAACGTTGAATCAGAGATGGTGTCCCTTAAATCACCCAACTTGGACGGTGATAGGGTTCAATCTAGCCCTAAGAATGATCCGATAGGCGAAATTGTGGTCAATCTTGAGGATGAGAAGGCAAAAATCGGCATGAGGATGGTTCGATTCAATTCTCAGATGCTTGTGATCCGAAACCAGATAGCTCAGATGGAATCTGTTGATAATGATTACTATGTCATTTTGCTTCTTCGCTATGTTCTGTATAAGGATTGGAAATTTGTCTGTGACAAGCTGAATATGTCAAGAGCGCAGGCAAACGTGGTTCATGGTCGTGCTTTACAGGAATTTGACCGAGAATTTAACCAGATTTACTGCGATAGATGAAAAGTCAAGACAAAATAGACAAAAAAGACATTTTAGCCTTTGCAAAACCCCAAAATCTGTGATTTATATAGAATTGGATAGTTAGTTAATACGCCCCAAGAGTTGATTCTTGGGGCTTTTTTAATGGCCGCAGTTGGGAGAAAGAAAAAATGACGATACTTGATAAAGATGTAGAGGGTTTTAATCCTATATATCACACAAAGCTTGGAAGAGGAAACATCTTTACATCCGAGCCATTTGTGACAAGAGAAAACTTAATAAACATTCTTACGGCGGCTGAATCAGCGCATAAAACAAACATAAGTGATATGAATTTCCTGCTCAGATATGAGAAGGGAGATCAGCCATTACCGAGAGTAAAATTGGTACGTCCTGAGATAGATATTAACGATGTTGATAACATTGCTAACCAAATTACAGAGTTTAAGCTTGGTTATGATTGGGGTTATCCAATATCTATAGTTCAGCGTGGAGCTAACAAGGATGTTAATTCTGAGGCAATAACCTTACTGAATGACTTCTATGAGTTAGCCGGAAGTCGAGGAAAACAGCAGGAACTTGCTAGATGGGTAGAGATTACAGGAATCGGCTACACATATGTCGATATAAACGAGGATTACGAAGAAGGCGAAAGTCCTTTTACCCTGGATGTTCTTGATCCTAGATTTACATTTGTAGTCAGAAGCCTTTATTACCCAGACAACAGAATCATAATGGCTGTTACTTTTGGGGATGTAGATGCAGATGGAACAAAGAGATACACCTGTTTTACCAAGGATAGAAGATACATTGTCAAGAATATAACAAAGATTCCTGACAACAAGGGTATTTCCATTGAGCGTGAATGGCTGAACACTTTAGGAATCATTCCTATAGTTGAATGGTTCAGAGCATATGACAGAATGGGATGTTTTGAGAGGCAGATTCCTGAGATGGATGCTCTAAATCTTCTTAATTCTGATTTCCTTAATGACGTAGATCAGAATACACAGGCTATATGGCATACGATAGATGTTGACTTTGCCACAGAAGAAATAGAGAACGAGGATGGAACTACAACCACTCAGGTAAAAAGACCTGAAAACGGTCAGTGGTTGCAGACCTTCAGTAATCCTAACGGTAAACAGCCTGTTATTAAGGCTCTTACGGTTGATTACAACTACTCCGGTGTTCTTAGCAATATTGTCAACAAGAGACAGACCATTCTTAGCAAGTGTGATGTTCCTCAGAGAAATGACACATCGGGTGGTTCTTCCGGCATAGCAATGAGCGATGCATCTGGATGGTCGGCGGCTGAAGCTTCAGCTATGAAGAAAGAGAACATTCAGGACCGTTGTAAGTGCCAGGAACTTAGAGTTGTCTTTAAGGCTATGAACAAAAATAGCAGATTTAGAGACAATGAAGAGGTTAAATCACTTAGTCTTGCAGACGTTAAGCCGTATATCAAACGTCAGAAGTCATATGAGATGACAGTTAAGACCAATGCGTTCGCTACAATGGTTGCTCATGGAATTAACGGCCTTGATGCAATTCAGAGCATTAACTTCTTTGATGATCCGTCACAGGTTTGGGAGCGTTCAAAGGATGGCATTGAAGCATATCAGGCTAAGACATATGGCGAAGAACCTATACAGAATGAGAATCAGATTGAAGTTGATACGGAACTGTCGAGTGACAGGATTACGGATCAGATTGATAGGAGTCCGAACATAAATGGCTGAAACTCAGAACTTCGATAAACTGAATATCCTTAAGAGAAGGTCGATTCCTTATGATGAATACTTCGGGGATATGGATTTAACCCCGAAGCAGAAAGCAAAGCGTAAGGAAATGGCTTTAATCCTTGAAGATGTGTTTTACATATTCTTTGAGATGTTTGGCAAAGGTCTTGAGATAGGCTTTCTGAATGAACTTAAGGTTAAGCAGGAATTAACTTATCAGCTTTATGAAGCTATAGAGAACAGCAAAGAAGCCGAGAGGTTTTTCGAGTCTGAGGAACAGAAAGATAAGTATATAACCGATACGGTCAATGAAACCTATCGGTCAACATTTGAAAATATTGTCAGGGAGCCGGATACACTAGATTATACAGGCACAGAAAGATATTGGCTCTCTGACGATAGAGCGCAATTTATAGCCGAGAATGAATCCAACACACTTCTTAATAGTGCTGAGTTCATTGAAGCTAAAGAAGAAGGATATACACACAAGATATGGATGTCGTATGGCGATGACAGAGTACGTCTGACACACCAAGAGGTAGATGGTGCAAAGATACCTATTGGAGCTTACTTCGATGTAGGCAGAGCAAGGATGTTGTATCCGAAGGATGTGACTAGCGAACTATCAACCGGGGCTGAATGTCCTGAAGAGGTTTGTAACTGTCGTTGTGTCTGTAAATATATATAAGTGAATATTGGCAAGGATAGTGATTGCAACACGAAAGCAGAAAGCCTTATCTGTTTCCTTGCCTTTATATACATAAGGCGATTACTGAAAGGCGGTAATGATATGGAAGTTTGGAAAGATATTGAAGGATTCGAGGGACGTTATCAAGTAAGCAATTTAGGTAATGTTAAAAGCTTAAGCTTTAGAAACCAAAAGATTTCAAAAAACCTTGCACAGAAAGTAAACAACCAAGGGTACAAAATAGTCCAACTATGTGAAAGGAAAAGAAATATTCCTTTTTTAGTTCATAGATTAGTAGCGATGGCTTTCGTTGACAATCCCAATAATTATCCGATTGTAAACCACAAAGACGAAAACCCGTTAAATAATAATGCGGATAACCTTGAGTGGTGTACTTATTCATACAATCGAATTTATTCTATGGATATGCACCCTGAAATGCGGAAAGAACTTGTTGAAAATTTAACAAAATATTCAACCCGAAACAAAAAGGGAGTTCCACACAAACATTACAAACAGGTAGCAATATTAGATGACAGCAATAACATTATTAACATATACGACAATGCATCGACAGCAGCTAAAATTTTAGGATTACATACTTGCAACGTTACAGAGGTATGCAAGGCAAACAGAAAACGGCAAATAGGGAAGAAAAGAAGAACAGGCGGTTACATCTTTGAATTTATAGAAGAGTAATTGGCTGTTTTTTATATACACGGTGCTAGAGAAAGCACCTTAATATCACGCATAAAAAATAATGCTGAGAGAACAGCTATACCAAACGCACAACTTATGGCGCTAGAGAAAGCGCCTTTTTAATTACAAATTTCGCAGAAAGGAAATAGGTATCAACTATGGACGAGAACACAAACGTAACAACAAACGAAGCAACTAATGACGTAGCACAGGCTACACCTAAAACTGAAACATCCAAGGCTGACGAGAAGCCTACCACTCAATCAGTTGAGGAACAGTTACAGGCCCTTATGGTGGAGAACGTAAAGCTGAAGAGGTCTTTTGATAAGGCGGCATCAGAGGCGAGTGACTACAAGAAAAAGTACAATGCAACTCTTTCTGAACAGGAGAGAGCTTCACAGGAAAAAGCAGAGGAACAGGCTAGGCGAGATGAACGGTTAGCGGAGTTGGAGCGAGAGAACTCAATCCATAGATACACCGAGCAGTACCTTGACCTTGGTTATGACAAGGCATCAGCAATCGAAGCCGCAACCGCACAGGTTGATGGTGATGTGGATGCCCTTTTTAAGTTACAGAAAAAGATCATTGATGAAAAGGTTTTAGCCAAGGAGCAGGAACTCATAAAAGATATGCCAAGAGCTACTACAGGTCGTTATGCATCTATGACAAAAGACCAGATTATGGCCATTCCTGATAGAGAAGAACGCCGCAAAGCTATGGCAGAGAATTGGGAACTTTTCAATTAAAAAATCATATAGGAGGAAAAGAATATGCCTACTAACGTTACTAACGAAGCTGAAGCTAGACTTTCAAAGTCAGCAAATTTCGCTCGTGTAAGAGAGCGTGAGTTCGTTGAGATATTCAACGGCGATATTAGAAAACTTACAGAAGCACTTGGAGTTACAAGAAAGATTCAGAAGGAATCCGGCTCAGCCCTTAAGGTTATGAAGGTTACAGGAACACTTCAGGACGGTTCAGTTCCAGAAGGTGAGATTATCCCACTTTCAGAGTTTGCTACAACTTGGGAGCCAATCGGAGAAATGTCTTTTGATAAGTGGAGAAAGTCAACATCTATCGAAGCTATCAATGATAAGGGATATGACCAGGCAGTAACAGCTACAACTGACAAGATGCTTAAGCTTGTTCAGAGAAATATTAGAAGTGATTTCTTCACATTCCTTGCAACAGGTACAAGAACTGCTACAGGTAATGGTTTCCAGGATACACTTGCAAATGCTTGGGGACAGCTTCAGGTTATCTTCGAGGATACTGATATTGAGTCAGTTTACTTTATGAATCCTCTTGATCTTGCCGCTTACCTTGGAACAGCAACAGTATCACTTCAGACACTCTTTGGTATGACATACCTTAAGAACTTCCTTGGTCTTGGTGATGTATTCCTTAACAGCGATGTACCAAAGGGAAAGATTTATGCAACAGCAAAGGAAAACATCGTTCTCTACTACATCAACATGGGAACAGATGATATTGCAAAGGGATTCGATTTCACAACTGACGAGACAGGTTATATCGGTATCACAGAATCAGCCGACAAGACAAGACTTACTGTAAACGATACAGTTGCTTGCGGTATCAAGCTCTTTGCTGAGAACCTTTATGGCGTTGTTGTTGGTACAATCGGAGATGCACCATCAGCATAAATTGAATAATGCGAGGAATTAATATGGATTCAGAAACAATCAATGAAATACTAGAGTCGTTAGAAAAGACTTTAGGCGTTACGGAGGAATCGGATATAACCATATTAACAGAAGTCCTCAACGATGCAATAGCAGAGATTATAGCGGCACGGAAGTATCCTAGCGATATGAGTGCCGCTGATATTGAAGCAGATATGCAAAAGTACATATCAAATGTCAAGAAACTGACCAAGTACGACTACATAAAACTAGGTGCAGATTTTGAAGAAACGCACAACGAAAACGGAACTAACCGTACTTATGTAGGGCGTGAAAAATGCTTCGATGGAGTTGTCGCATTTTGTAGGCAGTTTTGACAATGTTGTAGATGTGCGTGTGAGGGCATTGTGCCTTCGTGATGCTCTTATGCAAGGGTGTGTGTATAGATTTTGGTGGTGGGCTACACACTTTTAATAAGCGAGGTAAATGCATGACAATAGAAATCACGATTCTTATTTCAGCAATCGCCACAGCTTTTGCAATTTTTTTTGGGTTAAAAAGCAACAGGCGAGAAGATGTTAAGACTATTGAGGAGAGAGCGGCTAAGAATGCTGAAATCATCTATAAACTCGATACTATTTCCGGGACGGTGACCGACATTAAGGATGACGTAAGTACGACACGGAAAAAGATTGAAGAAATAGATAGGCGTTTGGTAATCGTGGAACAATCTTCTAAGTCAGCGCATCACAGAATAGATCGTATGGAAGGGAAGGAGGAAGAAAGAAATGCTTAACGGGATTAAGAAAGATATATCCAATAAGAACTTTTGGAAGGCGACAGCAATTAGGGCTATTAAGACCATTTGCCAGACCGCCATAGCCACTATTGGAACAGCAACTGTTCTTGAGGAAGTTAAGTGGCCAATGGTTATTAGTGCAAGCCTTTTGGCAGGAATCCTTTCAGTTCTTACATCTATTGTAACAGGTTTGCCGGAGGTCGATGGCTAATGAGACAACTGAGAAGAAACAAGCAGAAAATGTTTTATGCACTATATACCGAGGAAGTGCCGATATACGCTACAGATGATGAAGGAAACATCCTTACTACTGAAGTAGACGGGGATACGGTACAGGTAGTCGATTCGTATGTCAGCGGTTATGCAGAAGCCGTTGAGTTCAAAGCAAACATCAGCTTTGATTCCGGCGAAACACGAATGGCTGAATATGGTCTGAATGTTGGCGATTACAATGCGGTAATTAGTGCAGATAAAGGTACTCTGCCATTCGATGAACAGACTCTTATTTGGCATAACTCGGAACCAGAATATAGCGATGGAGTGATAGTTCCTGAATCAGCAGATTACAGAGTTATAGCTATCAAGACTTCATTGAACGAGGAAAGATTTATCCTCAAAAAGCGAGTTGATGATTAATGGGAAAAGTTATCAAATTTAATCTGGATTCAAGAGACATAGAAAGAGCAATAAAAGAACTTAGGGAATACCGAAGAGAACTTAACGCTAAGTTGGAAAAGTTTATAGCCCTTCTTTTACAGGATGGAATTACGGTTGCGAGAACGCAACTAATGTCAACGGTTGGTGATAGCGTTCAAGGAACTATCGGTTTTGGTGTTGATAATGATGGCGAGATCATATCAGCAACAGTAAGCCTTGATGGAAAAGATGCTCTATTTATCGAGTTTGGTGCAGGAATCGCATATAATACAGGCCGCCAACATCCATTAGCGGATGAGTTCGGTTATGGCATTGGAACATATCCAAGTAAGACTCCACCAAACAAAGCCATGAATCCGGGATATTGGATTTACCGTGAGCCACCGGGAAGTGAAAATGTGGTGGTGTCAATAGGTACACAAGCTAGTATGCCTGTATTTACTGCGGCAGAGAATATGAGAAACAACCTCATTAAGAGGGCATTAGAGGTATTTAGGAGTTAGTTATGGATTTATTACAGATTGAAAGCATTGTGACAACACAGCTTAAGGTCAGAGTGCCAAAGCTGACAGATAACAAATATCCGAATATGTCCTTTACGAACGAGGTATCGGATAACACACCTAGTTTTCCAAATGTCTATATTCACGAAATAGGTGATAGCGAGGTTGGTAACAGCATTCCTAATCAGACAATACACGCAATAAGAAGCACAATTCAGGTTGATGTTTCTACTAACACAAACAAGGCCGATGCAAGAGTCGTTTCTAAGGCTTGTGTTGAGGCTTTAAAAGGACTGAGGTATTCGGTTACTTCCTTACCGATATACCAAAAGGATAATAATATTCACAGATTCGTGTTCCGTGTTAGGCGAGTAATCGCTAATGGGGACACATTTTAGCATCACAGCAATTAAGCATCCGAAAGGGTGCTTTTTTAATGCAAAAAATTAATGGAGGTAAAAAGAAATGGCAGTAGCTATTGATCTTTCAACGGCAGGCATCCGTGTTGGATATGCTTTTGAAGCAACTTCCGGCACACGCCCAACGACAGGCTATACAAATCTTCCTAACCCGAAGAGTATTCCTGATATGAACCCTACTCCTAATGCTCTTGATATTACTTCTCTCAATGATACTGAGTGGAAGAGATACATGGAAGGTCTTAAGGATATGGGTGGCTCTCTTGAGATTACTTTTGGAATGTCTCAGGCATTCTTTGATCTTTGGGAGACAATCTGTGATACAGACGATGCTAACAAGGCTACATCCAAGAGAACTTGGTTTGTATTCTACGTTCCGGGACTTGACAAGAGTTTCTTCATTCCTGTTGATCCTGCAAGAGTAGGAATGCCTGCGGCAGAAGTTGATTCTGTATTTGATGTAACAGTAAATGTACTTCCGATTGGTGCGCCTGTTTGGGAAACAGCAGTTAATCCAACCGATGCAGCAAGTGCTTAATGGCGTGAGTACGTCATTCATATAACGAACGGAATAACAAAAATGGGCAGATGGCTTACATAGATTGGGCTGTCTGCCCTTATTTTTTTAGATTTTTTTAACGGAGGGCAAACAAATGGAAAAATTCACAGTAAACGGAAAGGCTTATTTTGCAAAGGATTTAGATTTTGAGTTTCTTGTATCACTTGATAAAAACGGTGTAGCACTTGATAAAATCGGTGGACTTGCGGCAGTTAACTGTTTTCTTGCATATTGCGGAAATATCACAGAGGAACAGGCTTCAAAGGAAATATCAGCACATATGATAGCCGGAGGAACACTTGATTCAATTATAGACGTATATAGCAAGTACTTACAGGAATCAGATTTTTTTCGAGCAATTCTGGGGAGAGTCGAGAGCGAACAGACGGAAGAGACAGCGGACAATGGCGAGACTCAGAAAGCACCGAGAAAGAGAAGCAAGGCAGTTTCAGAGTAAGGCTATTTGAACAATGGTTTCCTATCGCCTATCAATACGGCATGACCGAGGAACAATTTTGGCATTCTAATCCCCGAATTATAAAGATTTGGGAGAAGGCTTATAAGCAAAAAATGAATGCGACAAATGACCTTATTCATGCATGGATAGGTAATTATGGCATAAGTGCCTTAATGGTAGCGATAGACCATAGTTTTAATGGCAGAAAAGCAAATTCTAAATACATAGAAAAGCCATTCCGAATATTTGAATTGACCGATGAGGAAAAGGAAATTGAAGCCATAAAAGCTAGGCAGGCATTTGTTGCTTGGGCAGGCATGGCTGAAAAGAAATACGCAAAGAAAGGAGGATAAAAATGGCTGAACAAACAATTGATAAACTCCAAGTTGAAGTTGTAGCGGATGCGAAAGGCACTACTGCGGTCTTTAGACAGCTCGAAAGCCAATTGTCAACGCTTCAAAGAGCTTTATCAGCCATTGATACTTCTAAACTAGATGCGGTTCAGAAGTCGGTTAATAAATCGAAAGTCGGAATTGACACATCAGGAATATCTAAAGCAGAAAAACAGGTTGCAAGTGGGGTAGCCAAAATTCAGCAGTCACTTGCAGGACTTAGTGCGTATGCTAATGCGGCTATGGGTGGTGACAAATCATCCATGACCTCTTTTGATAGGCGTGTAACTTCAATTCAAAGTTCTATTGACGTATTGCAAGAGAAAATGAAAGGTCTTAAGGGAACCGAGGTTCCTACAGAGGCTTTCCAGAAACTTGAACGCCAAATTGATAATACTAGTGCAAAGATCAAGGAATGGGAATCTGAACAGGCCAAAATGAAGGCCACAGGTTTTGATCCATCTAAGGCATCTAACGCACAATGGGATTTACTTGAACAGCGAATTGCAGAAGCAAAAACAAAGATTACCGAGTTACAAGAGCAGGAAAAGCAGTTGGCATTGTCAGGCGAAGCTATATCAATGCCTTTTGAAAAGTATTCTACGTTGTTAGACGAAATTCAAGGCAAGTTACTTGAAATGTCAAATAACGTGCATCAGGCAGGCGATATTGAGGTTACGCCTAAAGTTGATAATTCGGAGATAGAGCAAACCGCAAAGGATGCGGCTAAAGCCAGACAGGAACTTAGGGAAATGTTTGGCAGAGGCGTTTCAAAGGCTTTAGACGGCCTTAAATCAGCTTTAAAGAAGATAGGTAGTGCATTAACGGGTATTGGAGCAAAAGCCCGTGAAGCAGGCGATAAGGGCTTTATGAAGCTCCTTAAGTACGGCTTCGGTATCAGGTCACTCTATGTAGGCTTCAGAAGGCTGAGAAAGGCTGTTGTTGAGTCGTTCGGAGAGCTGCAGAAAAGCGGTGCGTTTTATGAAACTACTAAGGCAAATGTTGATGCATTAAAAACCTCACTTTTAACTTTAAAGTTTCAGTTTGGTGCGGCATTTGAACCGATATTTAATGCCGTTGCTCCTGCAATAAAGACATTTATTGATAATCTTGTAAATGCTATGAATGCTTTGTCAGCGTTTATGGCTAGGTTAACAGGCAAGTCAACATACTCAAAAGTTAAATGGGTAAACACGGCAACAGGACAGGCCGCTAAAAACGCCAAAGAACTTAATAAGCAGTTACAGAAGTTCGATGAACTGAACAATCTTACCACTAACCAGGGCGGTAGCGGATCAAGTTCAAAAGACGAAACAAAAGCTGTTTATGAAGAGGCAAGCGTTGATAGTGCATTAGGCGATTTTGGCAAGAAGTTAGCTGATTTAATGCGTGCCGGAGAATGGAACGCCGTAGGCTCAACCATTTCAGAAAAGCTGTCTGAACAGCTTGAGAGTATTGATTGGGAGAGCATAAAAGGCAAGGCAGGCAAGTTTGGACATAACTTAGCCGAGTTTCTTAATGGACTTATTGATCCTAGATTGTTTGGTGACATAGGCCACACAATAGGTGAAGCAATCAATACAGGCTTAACATTCTTTAATGAATGGGGCAAAGGAATGAATTGGGAAAACTTAGGAAGTTCCCTTGCATCAGGATTTAATGAATGGCTCAAAGCAGGCAATCTTCCATTACTCGGAGAGACATTACATACATGGATTGCCGGCGGTTTGGATGCTTTAAATAAGTTCTTAGAAGAAGCCGACTTTGAAGAGTTAGGCAGACAGCTTGCTCAGTTTATCGGCAATCTTAATATTCCAGACTTAGCTAAAAAACTTCTGACATTAGCAAAGAATATTATTAAGGCACTTGCAACTGCAATCGGTACAGCCTTTAAAGAAGGGGATACAACAACAAAAATTGTTATAGCCATTGCAACAGGCTTATGTGCTTTATCGTTCGTTGGAAAACTCGCAGGACTAGCAGAAAAAATAGGCAAAGCACTCGGATTAGTTAACGCTTCAAGGTGGGGACTTGGTGGTGCGGCAGATACCGTAGCCGGAGGAATCGGCTCGGAGCTTGCTAAAAAGACTATATCAGTCGGAACAGTATTAAAAGTTGCACTTCTTGCAGGCGTGGCGTTTACTCTCGGCAAAATCATTTGGAAAATGGCAAATGGAGAGTTTAACAGCCTCCAAGACCTGATAGACAGTCTGCCTGGAAGTAAAGTTGAAGCTATTAAAGTTGATACAGACTTTCAAGGCAAACTTGATAAAGCAGGAAAAAGCGTTGAAGATCTTAGAAATAAGTTTGGTGGCCTGAATAAAGAAATACAGGATACGAACAATAAACAAGGTGATTTCTTTAATAACACATCTAAGCAATCAGCATCGGCAGGAAAGAACCTTGAGAAAAACTATTCGGGTTCGCTTAATTCAGTTAAGGGCAGTTTCCAAACAGCATACAGAGAGTCAACATCTACTTGGAGCAAGATTGAAACTGACGGTAAGAACTACTCTAATAAGTTTTCTTCTTCGTTTAATCAAATGCCGGGGTTGGTTTCAAATCAGTTTGCTAGTGGATATGCTCAAAGCACAATGAAATGGAGTGGGCTTGAGGCATGGGCAAATAAAACTCTTGGAGTTATGCCAACGTCAGCAAAAAATAAACTCGGTCAAGTTCCTAGAGAATTTGATTCAAACTTCAGTTCAGCTACAAGAATGGCAGAATCGAAGATGAATGACTTTAGTAATTGGTTTAACAGGCTGAAATTTGATAAGTCAGCAACGATTAAAGCAGATCAAAGTTCATTTGCTAATGTTAGACAGCTTTATAATTCATTGGTCAACACTTTGAAGAACAAGACGGTAACAATATCTGTTAAGGCCGAGGGTTTTAGTTCAATCGGAAGAGAAATTACAAGCCTTGCAAATAAAATAAGCAGTTTAAAGTATGCTTCGTCACAGCAGAATCTTGGCGTAAGAAAATTTGCTACAGGTGGTATTGTTCAGGGAGCAACAAGAGCGATAGTTGGTGAGGCCGGACCTGAAGCGGTATTGCCGTTAACCGATGGAACATTAGGCACATTGTCAAAGATGATTGTCGGAGAAATGGCAAGGCCAAGCGGAGTAAGCATTGATTCAAGCATCAACGGTGTTTATTCAAGTGGCGGCAATTCATCTGTATCGGAGCAGAACGCATTGCTCCGAGAGGAAGTGGCATTGCTTAGACAGATAGCCGGAAAAGAACTGACAATCAGTAGTAGCGAAGTATTCAAGGCTACACAGGCAGAATCAAATAACTATTACAACAGAACGGGCAACAGCCCGTTTTTATTTTAACAAAGGAGGGATAGCTGATGGCTTTTCAAGGTTATTTTCTTAAAGTTGGAAACTATACTATCCCTCTTCAATTTATAAAATTGGAGAGTTACAAGTCAGCCCCAGACCAGAGGCAGGACTTGGATAGTTACCGAGATGCAGACGGATATTTGCATCGAAACGTGTTACCACACACAGCAACGAAGATAGAGTTTGAAACTCCGTATATGTACATGAAGGACTTTCAGGCTTTACTTCAGGGCATTAGAAGCAATTTTCTCAGTAATCTAGCTAGGGATTGCAACTTGACCTATTACGATGAAGAGACAGATTCATACAAAACAGGTCATTTCTATATGCCTGGAACGATGGAATATCAGATGTATAACAAGCAGATTTACGCACCGTCAAGGTTTGCGTTTATAGAGTATTAAAGGAGGGTAAAAAGAATGGCAGAACAAGTAGGAAAATTCCTAACAGAATTACCCGAATTAGAAACCCCTACAGATGATGATGCTATGTACATCGTTGATGGTTCAACGGCATCAAAGAAAATCACCATAGCGAACCTCAAGAGGGTTCTCGGTGGAAATGTTACAGGAACAGTTGAGGGTGCTTCAGTATCGTTCTCAGATGGTGCTGACGGTATCCCGATGGAAGAGTGTGAAGTAACCATAGTGCCAACGCAAGACCTCCACGGATATTCTAAGCCGTGGGCAGGTGGAGCAGGGAAGAATATACTACCTGTAGGAGAGGACAAGACAAGTGGCACAGTAGTATTTACTGTTGCAAGTGATGGAGTAATTACAGCCAACGGAACAGCATCAGCTACAGCCTTCGGTCACGCAGGAGAGTTTACACTTTCAGCAGGTACATATATATTGACGGGATGCCCTACAAATACAGACGGGATAACCATAGATATAAGAAATACATATGGAGGTTCTGGAATAGTACCTGGTGCTGATTCGGGAAACGGACTTACATTTACATTAACAGAAACAACATCGGGCGTAGTTAATATTCGAATACCTAGTGGTGTAATCGTAGATAATTTGGAATTTTACCCAATGATTAGAACAAGTGGAAACGATGATTGGGAGCCATACTCCAACATATGCCCAATCAGCGGTCACACGGACGTTACGGTCACGGTGGCAAGCACAAGCGGTGGTTCTGGTGATGATACTACGGTAAGTCTCGGTAGGACGGTGTATAAAGGTTGGGTTAATCTTTCAACAGGTGAAGGAGCAATAACGGGAGCAGACGTTAACTTATCTCAGCAAACGTTATCTTATACCAAGTTTACAACGGCCACATCAGATAGATTTTATGTAAGATTGAGCAACTATATAACCAATGTAATGATAGACGGATATAACGACATCGAATCAGATTACTTTGAAGCAAAGACACAATCAACTAATGAGGTCGGCACTACTTACATGGAGAACGGTTACCTTAACATGAATATGCCAATGGGACAATTCGCAGATGCAACCGCCTTCAAAACGTGGATTGAATCAGAGAGCGTACATATTGTATATGAACTCGCCACTCCTCAGACAATCAATCTTACTCCGACACAGGTTAAAACCCTGTTGGGACAGAATTATGTATCACATGATGGTGGGGGCAACATTAAGGTGGTTTACATCAGAGATTTGGATATTACCATCAACGATTTAATTGACAGGGTGACAGCCTTAGAAAATGAGTAAAGGGGGTTTTGAAATGACATTACAGGAATATAACGACTTATATAAACGCCCTCTGCTCAAGCAGATGACCATTGTGTCTAGTGGGGGCATCACGATCAAAAATGCCAATATCGTTTCCGAAGAAATGTCACTTGAGAAATCCTTATGTAGTGAAACAAATCTGCGGTATGGACGATGTGAGGCGGCTTGCTTCAAGGTTCGTATCGCAGATATTAACCATGACTTCACAGGAGAGTGGTTAACCGTCACACAGGATGTAGTAACAGACAGCGAAGGCTATCTGCTTACTCAAAACGGTCAGTATTTGCTTACAGAGGATGGATTCAAGATAAAACTCAAGAACGAGCAGATTGACGAAGCTAGTGCCACATATGGACGTTTTAGAGTTCATTCCGATAAGCCTAGCAACGACAGAAGATGGCGTGACCTTACTTGCTACGACATAATGTACGATATTCTCAATGCTGATGTGATTTCTTGGTACAATGGGCTGACCTTTCCGATGACTCTTAAGAATCTGAGGGATAGCTTCTTTACCTACTTGGGCATTACTCAGGAAACAACAACTCTGATTAATGATAGTTTTGTAACGCCAGGGGGATTCTCTGTTAGTGGTTCTCTGAGTGGTAAGACAGTTATCGAGTCCATATGTGAATTAAACGGTGTATTTGGACAGATAACAGGTGATGGCAAGTTTCAATATGTATCGCTCTCAAGCCCACCAACATTAACACTTGATTATTATGTCGATGGTACGGGTTCATATGAGGACTATGTGACCGAGGCAATTACGGGTATTAATGCCAAGGGTACGACAGATGATGTTGGAACAATTGTTGGAACAAGCACTAATCTGTACATCATTAACGGCAATCCTCTGATTTATGGTACTGAAGGTACACAGGGATTGACCACAGCCCTTAATAACTTGCTTCAGCATATAATGAGTGTTCAGTACAGACCGTTTGGTGTGACTACATACGGTAATCCTATGTTGCCTCTTGGCACTAAGTTGACCATTAATACTAAGAATCAGATTATTGTTTCTTATGTGGTTAAGAAAACTCTCAATGGAATACAGAGCCTTAAAGATACATTGTCTGCAACAGGTGAAAAACATCAACCGACAGCAGTTAACAGCCCTAAAACTGAGATCACAAGGACTAAGGGTAAGGTTCACGAACTTGAGGTTACTGTTGATGGGTTGACTAGCCGTGTATCAGATACAGAAACAAATCTGAGCAACAACTATTCTACAACCACTCAGATGAATACGGCTATTCAGCAGAGCGCAACAGCTATTACAACAAGCGTTTCTGAAACATATGAAACCAAGACGGATGCATCTGATAAGCTAGCAACAGCTAATACCAATGCACAAGGTTATGCAAATACGGCATTAACAACGGCTAGGTCTGAAATCTCTCAGCTTTCTAACAAAGTTGCTGTTAAGGTTAATAGTTCTGGTAGACTTGTTACGGCTGAACTTGGTGTTGATCCGTCATCGGTTACGTCATATGTTAAGGTTAAGGCTGACGATATTGATATTATCTCAAACGGTAATATTCAGCTTACAGGTAAATCCATCGGCATTTCTTCAACGTATTTTTCTGTAGGCACAGATGGTACTATTTCAGCAACAAAAGGAACAGTTGGCGGTTGGAAAATAACTTCAACTGATATTTATGATGCTAGTGCGGATACGTCAGGTTCAACGGGCGCAGGAATTGGAAAGAGCGGTACAACCTTTGCTTTTTGGGCAGGCGCAGATTATACAAATAGAAATACTGCACCGTTTAGAGTTGGCCACGGAGGACAATTAATAGCCTCAAATGCAACAATAACAGGTACAGTTACCACAAGTAACCTTACTGCGACAGGTGGTACTGTTGGCGGTTGGAGTGTTTCTTCTGATAAATTATACGGTGGAAGTAGTGACTACTATTGTGCAATGCTCAAGCCAACATCAACTGCAAAATATTCCTTTGTTTCAGGAGCATCGAATACAACATATGATGATGCGGCATTTAGGGTTTTGCCTACAGGCACCGTAATAGCAAAAACTATATATGTTACTTCTGCAACAGGGAATAGCATATCAGATTTATTAACAGGTAAAAATGGCATATGGATGTATGGAAGTAACTCAGGATCATCTATATGGTTTTCTGATCCTAATTCATCAACACCTGGATTTCATGCAACGATGATCTTTACGGGTTCTTCTGGGGCAATAAGCTGTAGGCAATTAAGCTGCTCTGGCACAAAAAAAAGAATAGTAAAAACAGAAGATTATGGAACTCGATCATTATATTGCTACGAAACACCTACGCCTATGTTTGGTGATATAGGAGAAGGAAAGATTGCTGAAGATGGTAAGTGCTATATATGGCTTGACAGCACATTTAGTGAAACCATAAAAACAGAATCATATCAAGTATTTCTACAAAAGTATGGTCAAGGTGAGTGCTATGTATCTGAGCGGAACAAAAGATATTTTGTTGTTGAAGGAACAGAGGGAATAGTTTTTGGATGGGAAATCAAGGCAAGACAACGGGATTACGAGAATGAAAGGCTTGAAAATTTTATCGAACCAGAAATTCCTAAAGACACGATTGACTATGCGGAAGAAGCTATAAAACATTTTAATGCTTTAAGAGATGAAAGGATGGTAGCATAATGAAAACAGCAACAAGTGTTACAGTATGGAATGATGCAGTAGGCAAGAGAATGTCAATTACTTATTCAGAGATTGACGAATCTACAGGAAAGGTTATTTCAGACAATAACCGTGAGGACAAGGTTATTACAGTAAAGGCAGAGAAAGACCTTGTAGAAAGCCTGTTAGAGCTTGCTCAGAGCAAAATAGAGGACTAATCGGGAGGTAACGAAGGCATGGATAAACCGATAGTTTTAATAGTTAAGGACTTTAAGGAAAAGACTTCTGCGACATTGAATGAATATATCAATATTCTTCCGGCTGATTCCCTTGCGGATTTTTATGAGAGTTTAACAATTCAGTTAAGACAGTTAGCCGCAAAACAGATTGAAGAAGCACAGAAGGCTTATAGTGAGAAAACTGAATAGCAACTAATGATAGGCACTCTTCGGAGTGCCTTTTCTATTTACGGAGGTAACAAAGATGGATGACAAGGAAAGAAATGACGAAATCAAAATCGAGGATTTAACAGAGGAAATGTTAGAAGAACTTTCAAACGGAAAGGGGGATGATGACGATGAGTAATAGCCCATTAGTAACATACACAAAACTCAGTCCTAACAAGACTGTTATGAGCAACAAAAAGAATACTCACATAGTTATTCATCATATGGCAGGCATCCTGACCGTAGAACAATGTGGAAACGTCTTTGCTTCATCATCAAGACAGGCATCAGCAAATTATGGTGTTGACGGCAAAGGCCATGTGGGACTTTATGTAGATGAGTCAAATCGTGCTTGGACTACAGGAAGTCGTGAGATTGATTCAAAAGCGGTTACAATAGAGGTGGCCAACGATCAGACAGGTGGCAATTGGCACGTTTCTGACACGGCACTTAGAAAGACTATTGAGTTATGTGCTGACATATGCAAGAGAAACGGCATTGCAAAGCTCAATTACACAGGAAACAAGTCTGGAAATCTGCATATGCATCAGTGGTATCAGAATACAAGCTGTCCAGGACCGTACCTTGCAAGCAAGTTTGCATATATAGCTGATGAAGTAAACAAGATTCTTAACGGAAATGCACCAAAACCGACAACATCAACCCTTTATAGAGTACAGGTTGGAGCTTATAGTAAGCGTGAAAACGCCGAGAATATGCAGAAGAGACTTAAGGCAGATGGATATGATGCTATTATTGTTGAGGTGAAAAAGTGAGGTAGAGTATGAAGTTAAACGAGTTGGGACTTCCTAAGTCGGAGATACTTCGGATCGCTGACGAATGGATTTGGAACACTCGGAACAAAGATATACTCAAATTGAAGATGGAAGGCAAGACTTATGAAGAAATTGCTGAGTATTTTTGCCTTTCAAGTCAGTATGTGAAAGAGATTTTCCATGCATCACAAAATATAATAATTGAGCATAGTAGTTAACCTACAATTGCCCTACGAATTGGAGCCGTTCACTTGATTGTGGGCGGCTCTTTTTTAATTGATAATTGGTTCATAAGGAGGGCAAGAAAATGTTTCAGTTTTATAACCCAAATCCTGCCGGAAGAATATCTGTCGGAGATTGTGCGGTTAGGGCATTAACAAAGGTTTTAGGCGTGGATTGGGAGAAGGCATATGCTATGTTGGTTAAAAATGGATTTGAGATGGCTGATATGCCTAGTTCCAATGCAGTAATTGATTCGGTGCTGAGACAGCATGGGTTTTACAGACAAAACGTACCTAACACTTGCCCTGATTGCTTAACTATAAAAGATTTTTGCTATAAAAATCCTGTTGGCACATATCTAGTTGGGACGGGAAATCATGTTGTTGCTATCGTAAATGGAACATATTTTGACTCTTGGCCTTCAGGTGACGAAACGATAATGTACTTCTGGACTAAGTAAGGAGGTTAGCTATGCCATATCCATATTATCAGAATTACGGAAATTTTAATCCGATGTATTATCAGCAACCGCAACCACAGCAACATAATCAGCAGATTCAGAATGGTGGCTTTGTTTCGGCTCCAAGCATGGATTATGCACGAAGCTATCCTGTTGCACCAGGAAATAGTGTGACGTTCAAGATTGAATCTCAGCCTTATATTTGTACTAAGACTCTTGGATTTTCTCAGTTAGATCAACCGATATTTGAGGTATTTAAGTTAGTAAAAGAAGAACACGCAGAAACCCCTACAACAGCATTAGAGGAATCAGGAGTTCAGTTCTTCACAGTTGATGAAGCAAGTGCCTTAAAAGGCGAGATAGAGGCTTTAAAAAGCGAATTACAGTTCCTTAAAGACTTAATAGAAGATGATAGCAAGGAGGTTGTTTCGGCATGATGGATATAAGGTCATTATTTCAGGCTTATACACAGTTAAGACAGAACCCAAGTCAGTTTTTACAGAAGTTTAATATACCGCAGGAATACATGAATAACCCACAGGGAGCGATTCAGTATTTGATGAACAATGGGAAAATATCTCAGGAGCAGTTTAACAATGCTAGTAGTCAGTTAAAGCAGATGCAGGATAACCCAATGTTCAGGCAATTCTTTGGGAAGTAACAACCACTTTTGGTTTTATAAAGGCAAAATTTGCGGTTTTTTCGCAAATTAAAACCATAAAATGTAGATTTTGGTTTTTAAGTTTTGATATTTAGGTTTTTAGGTAATTCATTTTAGTTTTAAAGTCGGTGCGCAAGGCTTTAAATATACATCCGGCTATTGAATGTGATAGTCGATAACCTACAAAATTTATAGGAGGACAAACAAATGGCACTTACAGATGATGGTGGCATGGTAATGCCTGTATCACCTATGTATGGCGGCGGCATGGGTGGATTCGGAGGCGATTGGGGATGGATTATACTCCTTCTTCTTATTGCAGGAAATGGTTGGGGCTTCGGTGGAGGCTTCGGCGGTGGTGCGCTTGCGGCAGATGGTGCAATGCTTTATCCGTGGATGAATCAGTCACAGCAGGTTAATGACGGATTCAGAGATCAGATGCTTAATGACAATATCACAAGCATCCGTGATGGAGTTACAGGGCTTTCAACTCAGCTTTGTAACGGTTTCGCAAGTGTAGAACAGGGAGCAAATGCTAGACAGATGGCTAATATGCAGTCAATCTTCGGCTTACAGTCTCAGCTTGCAGATTGTTGCTGTGAAAATAGGCTTGCTACTTGCCAGACTCAGAACATTGTTCAGAGCGAGTCTGCGGCCACAAGATTTGCTGATGCAAACAACACAAGAGATATTGTAGAGACAAGCACAAGAAACACTCAGGCTATCCTGGATAAACTTTGCGCTCTCGAACTTGATGGCTACAAGCGTGAAAATGATAATCTTCGTTCACAGCTTAACATGGCTACTCTTAGAGAGTCACAGACAGCTCAGAATGCATTTATTGCACAGGGATTCGCAGAGGAAGTAGATCAGCTTTACAACAGACTTAACAATTGCCCAGTTCCTAGTACACCTGTTTACGGAAGAACACCAATATTTACCTGTAACGGTAACAACGGATGCGGTTGCGGTAACTTCTAAGGAGGTGTGACCTATGGCAGAATATTTATCAAATGCAGTTCAGAATGTCGCACTTGACAATCCTGTCCTGTTTACTGATTCTATACCTTGCAACAAGGGATATATTTATCACGAAGATGGCACAGGCATTTTTATTCTTAAGGGTTGCACAAACAATTGTTTTGCCCGTTATCAGATTACATTTAACGGCAATATTGCTATCCCTACAGGTGGAGCTATAACACCAATATCGGTTGCTATAAGCGTTTTAGGCGAGCCGAGACTTACAAGTAGGGCAATCTTTACTCCAACGGTTGTTGATGAATACGGAAATGTAACTAGCACAGCGTTAATTACAGTCCCGAAAGGATGTTGCTTTAGTGTAGCTGTCCGTTATGTAGATGCTACAACGGATGCTCCGGCAACAGTTCCAACACCAACAATCGAAGTACAAAACGCAAACCTTGTAATTGATAGGGTAGCGTAGGAAGGAGGAAAGAATTATGCATGAACTTTATGAACTTAAGGAAAAGCTCTGCCGTGAACTTAAGAAGTACAGTAGCGAAGATGTAACTACTAATTCTCTTGAGATAATAGACAAACTTTCTCATGCCGTTAAGAACATTGACAAGATCATTGAGAAGTATGAGGAAGAAGAGGGCGCATCATATGGCTATGGTTCATATGAAGGCTCTTATAGAGGCGGTAGAAGCAACAGAGGCGGTTATAATAACGGAAATTCCTATGCTAGAGGCCGTGGCAGAAATGCAAAGCGTGATAGTATGGGTAGATATTCCTCTACAGGTGGCTCTTACAATGACGGTTATTCCAGAAATGCTGACATAGCTGCAGAGCTTAGAGAAATGATGATGGATGCTCCTGATGAGCAGACACGAATGGAATATCAGAGAGTTATTAGCAAGCTCGAACAGATGTAAGGGGGTGATGGCTCTTGATTACAAGAAAAGACTTGATAGAAGCAATAGAAAAGTGTCAAGGGCAGAAGAACCCTAATGCCAACACTTGCATAAAGTTGGCGGCTTATTATACGATTTTGGATCACACGCCGGAGGATGATTCGGGTTATTCATTTTCAGGACCGTCAAGCGAGTTTATGAGCATAGTAAGACAGAAAAACATGGACGAAGTATTAATGATTATGGATGGCTTAATGGAGACACTTCAGAGCGTGAATCCAAAGTTGTATTATGATACTATGGATAGGTTGGAGCAGTAATATGGTAATTGATAAGAAGTTTACGGAGCCTAAGAATTATGGTGATAAGCGAAACAAGAATGATATAGAGTATATAGTAATACAGGAATTTTCTGATAAACCGACAGCGCATTATCATATTGTCAATGAACAGGTTTTGCAACTGATACCTGATGAATTTATCAGTAATGCCGTTAATGGCGGTAAATGTTGCAATCTTGGTATCTATCATGGTATCTGTACTAAATACAATTGCATATCAATTTGCATCGTTGAAAATCCAAGTGAAAGTGACCTGGAACTGTTATCACATTTAATTATGACAATCAAACGAAGGTACAAGATAAGTGATAATAATATACTCCGGCAGTCCGATGTGACGGGAGAACCTAACCCCCAAATGTTGCTTGATAACAGGAAATGGCACGAAAAGGTGATTCAACGTGTAAAGAATATGGAATAGAAAAGAGAGGTTGAAGTGATTTCAACCTCTCTAATATTATCGCCTTTGCCCTGATCTTGCTAAAAATTGTTCTAACTCAGCCTTTCGGTTAATTGCTCTTGCTAATCCCCTTATGTTAAAGGCTAAAATAACAATTAATACGACTGCCGCAATAAAGAATCCTGCAAACAGACTAAACAGTAAGAACAGAACATTCATTACTATACAAATAATATATATGGTATTTCCTGTCTTTTTAAGCTCTTGTAATTCCTTTTGTGCCTCATTAATTTGAGCGTTTCGTTGCTGTTGTTTATAATTTGCATTAAACTGCATTCTACAGGAAAAACATATACTTGCCGTATCCGGCAGTTGTGCGCCACAATTAGGACAAATCATAGGCAACCTCCCTTCATTCATCTTCATTCAGGTATTTTCTTAACATAGCATCTTTTCTATCTATGTTTTCTTGAAATCTCTTTATTTCACCATCTTTAAAAGCTATTTGTGCCTTGTAAAAATCTATTTGCTCCATAAGGAACGCTTCACGATCCTTGTGTTTTTGCTCCTTGGCCTCAAGGCGATTCTGCAACTGCTTGATAATTTCCTTGTTTAACTCTAAT